CCCCTGGCGGAGCTGAATGCAACTGAGGGTGGTGACTTTATCAACGTCCCCTTCTGGAAAGCCAACCTGTCTGGCGACTTTGAAGTGCTGACCGATAGCACTTCGCTGAGCCCCGGCAAGATCACTGCTGACAAGCAAGTCGGCGTCATCCTGCATCGTGGCCGCGCCTTTGAGGCTCGTGACCTGGCAGCCTTGGCTGCTGGTGCCGATCCCATGGCCGCCATTGGCGCCAAGATCGCTGACTACGTTGCCAACCAGCGTCAGAAAGATCTGCTGTCCTGCCTTGCTGGTGTCTTCGGCACCCTCGGCACCACCAGCTCGTCTGCTGCCTTCTTTGGTCTGAGCATCGACGGCGAGTCTGGTGATACCCCCACCACGCTGAGCCCCCGTCACGTTGCCGAAGCCCGCAGCCTGCTGGGTGATCAAGGTGACAAGCTGGCCGCTGTTGCTATGCACTCCAAGGTCTACTACGACCTGGTAGAGCGCCGTGCAATCGATTACGTCAGCACTGCTGAAGCACGCGGCACCACCTCCACCCAATCGGGCGGTTCGATGGCTGCAGCATTTGGCGGCGAAGTGAACGTGCCGACCTACATGGGTCTGCGCGTGATCGTGTCTGACGATGTGCAGACTGAAGGCAGCGGCAGCTCGACCGAGTACGCCACTTACTTCTTCACCCAGGGTGCTGTTGCCTCCGGCGAACAGCTCGCAATGCAGACCGAAACCGACCGTGACATCCTCGCCAAGAGCGATGCCATGTCGATCGACCTGCACTACTGCTACCACCCTGTTGGTGCCAAGTGGGGCGTCACTACCGCCAACCCGACCCGCGCTCAACTGTCAACGGTTGGCAACTGGTCGAGGGTGTACGAACTCAAGAACCTTGGGATCGTGCGTGCTACCAACACCTCCAACTTCGATTGAGGTAACTAACCATGGCACAACCTTCCCAGTTTGAACTGTCCACCGAGCAGTATCTCGAAGCCACTTTTTACGGGGCATCCTCGATTGCCGACGTGCAATTCTGGACTGCTCCCGTTAAGTGTGAAGTGGTGGCAGTGCGTGAAGTTCACGCCACTGCTGGTAGCGATGGCAGCGCCGTAACCGGCACCGTTCGTCGTTGCCAAGGCACTGAAGCCGCCACCGCTGGCGATGACCTGCTGAGCGCCACCATCAACTTCAAAGGCACTGCTCTCACCGAGCAGACTCCTGCCTTGACTGCCACCACTGCTGACCTCACCCTTGAAGTTGGCAACCGGCTGTCGCTGGACGTGACAGGCACCACCACCGCCTTGGCTGGTGTGATCCTGACCGTGCTGCTCAAGCGCGTCTGATGGGGCTGTTCGCTTTTCGGCGACTGCGTGACCGCGAGGCTACCTCTACGGAGGTGGCCTCTCTTTCTATGCCAGAGCCCACTCCTACACTGGATCTAACGGAGCCTGACGATGGCAATCACAATCGTGGCCACGCCAGGCGCGGCCGACGCAAACAGCTACCTGACGCTGGCAGCAGCGCAGGCGATCATTGACGGATTCGTGCAGGATGCTGATGTCACGGCATGGGCATCGGCTACCACTGACCAGAAGAACCGGGCACTCTTTACCGCGACGCAACGGCTAGACCGCGAGCGGTTCCTTGGCGCACGCGCGACCGATACGCAGGCGCTGCAGTGGCCGCGCACCGGCGTGCGCAAGCCTGATACCTACATCAATACCTACGCTGTAGGGTTCCCGTTCCGCATCACGACGGACTACTTCACAGATACTGAGATCCCGGCGCAGATTCAATACGCGCAGGTAGTGCTGGCAACGTATCTGCACAACAACCCAGACGGAATTGGCCTGAGCGGACTGGAAGACTACAAGAATGTCAAGATCGGCAGCCTTGATGTGACGCCCAACCTTGGCTATGGCGCCGTTGGTGCTGACAAGGTGCCGCCGATCATGGAGCGATACCTGACAGGGCTTAGAATCAGTGGACCAGGCAACGTTTCAATCCGCCGAAGCTGATCATGGACGACTACAACATTGGCTTTGAGTACATCAGCGACACGGCAGCCCATGCCGGTAGGTTTTACAGGCTCTACGCCGTTGCTGATGCCGTGATCAGCACTGCCACGGTCCAGAACGCAACTGGCAATGCGTTTACATCGGTGCCGCTGATGGCTGGCGATTTCATCGACGGCGTGTTTACTAGCGTCACCCTGGCGAGCGGCAAAGTCGTCGCCTACAGGATCTAGCCATGAGCGAGCCTAACTTCTTTGGCATTGACTATTCAATCGGTGCAACCTTTATCGGTGACACCACGACACGAACAGGCCGCTGGGGCGCGATTCACTTCACAAGCAATACTCACATTGATGCGATCGCAGCTCAGAACTACGACGGCAGTACACTGTCCGGCCAGACGTTTGACGCTGCAACCACGCTATACGGTGTGTTTACCAGCATCAAGTTGCAGAACGGCCACTGCGTCGCCTACAAGCTCTGATGACACTTGCCAACCCGCTACGCAAGGTTGCCAGCAAGCTGATGGCAAAGTTCGGCGGTCTGGCAACGATCCGCAGCGTAACCCTTGGCGCGTACAACACAACTACCGGCACTGCCGCTGAGACAGCGACGGACACCACAGTGCGCGGCGTGTTGGAGGATGTAGCGCTGCGTGAGGTAAATGACCTGATCGAAGCTGGCGATAAGCGGTTGATCATTGCCGCAGCAGACACGGCAGCAGTGCCTACAACCGCCGATCGCGTCATCATCAGCAATCGCAGCCTGCAGATAATCGAGGTACGCACCATCGAACAGGACAACACGGCCATCACCTATGAGCTGATTCTGAGGGACTAATGGCACGCCGGATCCAAGCCCGAGACATCGGTAGGTACTGCGAGGATCAGATGGAAAAGCTGCTGCGTGCAGCGGTGCTAGAAACTGACAGCCTGCTTAAGCAAGCCAGTCCGGTTGATACCGGCAGATTCCGCGCCAGCTGGCAGGTAGGCGAGAACGCAGCGCCTGGGGGCATTGCGCCATCTGGCAGCTATCCAGGTGTAACTGCCATTAAACGCCTTGGCTACCAGAAAGAGAAAGTCGGCAACATCTACTCCGTCCACAACAACCTGCCATATGCTGAGCCATTAGCAGGTGGTAACTATCCCCCGTCGTGGGGCGGTCAATATCGAAGCAAGCAAGCCGAGCCAGGCTGGGTGCAAGGTATCGCTAAGGATGTGCAAACTAGAGTGCAGGCAGCCGCAGCACGCATCGGCAAGGAGTCATGACTAGCACCTATAACGACATCCGCGCTGCCATCGAAGGACGCATTGCTACGCAGATGGCTGCCGCACCGATATACCCGGTCAGCTATCAGAACGTACCATTTACGCCGCCGAACAACACACCATGGCTGCAGGCATTCATACGGTTTGGCGATAACGCCTATGCCACGCTGCTGGCGCCGTCTACTGGCTTCAACCGGCAAAATGGCGTGCTGACGGTCAATGTGTTTACGCCGCTAGGTGCTGGCACTGCTGCGAACTTCACCATTGCCGAGCGCATCAAGGATCTGTTTGACCGGCAAGTGGTCAGCGATATTCACTTCGACGCAGCATCAGGACCGGCGCAGATCACGCCACCAGCACCTGCAGCGTACTACCAAACGCAACTTACGATCACATTTGAAGCGTATGTAGACTGACGGCAGTTCTTCCGCTGACTGATGTCTGCCACCGTTCTGTCCGGCACAGCCGGGGCGCTCTATTACAAACCAGCTGGCACCATTGCCACGTTTGCCGAATCTGGCGTTAATGCCACCACTGACGTGATCACCGTCCTGCCGTTCCTTGGCTTTAAGGTTGGCGACCCGGTGCAGTTCAGTGTGATCAACGTCAACACTGGCGCTGCGGGCTCTGGCACCCTGCCTGGCGGGATCTCTGCAGCTACTACCTACTACGTCATCAGCTACACCGCCAGCACTGGTGCCATGCAGGTGTCTGCCACGCTTGGTGGCTCTACCGTGGCGATCACCGATGATGGCACGGCTGTAACGCCAAACATCTTTCAGGTGGCATACGACAGCTTCGTGGCAGTAGCTGAGGTGCGCGAGTGGTCGTTTGAAGTGACCCGCGAAGAGATCGACGTTACCACCATCGGTCAGGCCGCTGGTCAGACCGTGCCATTCCGCCGGTACATCAGCGGCTTTGCCGATGGTTCAGGCTCGGCTACCGTCTACACCACCAGCGAAGACACCAGCATCGGCAGCCGCTTGGTTGCTGATGTGCTTCAGCGGGAGCAGGAGGGCGCCACGATGAAGCTGTACATTGATCGCGTGGTGAGCGGCGGTAGCGTCAGCGATGCGCTCAGCCGTTCGATCACGGTGCCCGTCATCCTGACGGCTGCCAACTTCACGGTCAACCCTGACGACGGCCAGTCAATCGAGGTGTCGTTCCGCCCGAGCGACGCACCTACGTTTGATCTGGTCAAGAGCTGATCACGCAGACACAGAAGCCCTGGTCTTGTGCCGGGGCTTTTCCATGCCTACAATCCAGTCGTATAGCGTAATCACATGGCTCGCGCACTTGATCGGCTCAAGAAAGCTGCTCACCTGGTTCCCATCAAGAAAGTCGTCACGCTGAGTGATGGCAGTGAGCTTGAGTTTTACTGCACTCCTCTTACGATGGCCGAGAGGGAGAAGGCTCAGAAGGACGCCGGAAGTGACGAGGCGATTGCCTTTGCGCTGCAGCTGCTGATTCAGAAGGCAAAAGATGATGCCGGTCAGCCGCTGTTCAGACCCGGCGAGATCGCTGAACTGAAGAATGAAGTGCGTGATGAAGACTTGCAGATCATGATGCTGGCTGTCATCACAGACAAGAACGATGTAACCGAGGCAGAAGCGGGAAAGTAGCCACTGAGTTAAAGCGTGACTTGTATCTAAGGCTCATGCTTCGCCTGGCTCGTGAGCTGGGCTATACACTCAGTGAATTAAGCCAGCGCATTACAAAGGAAGAGCTGCAAATCTGGGCAGCCCTATTTGAGATCGAAACGCAAGAGCAAGAGGAAGCGGCTAGAAAGAGTCGCCGCAGGTAGACTGGCTTCATGCGAGGTTGTCGGCCATGTCTGTAGTTGCCAATGTCGCCATCAATGTCGATGGCAAGCAAGCCAAGACGATCCTTGACGAGATCAAGCGCAAGGTAGAAGCCATGAATGGCACTTTCGGCAATGTGCCGGGTGCCACGCAGAAGGTGGGCGGTCTTACCAGCGCTATCGCAGGCATGATCCCGCAGCTTGCCATTGCGGCTACAACAATGGAGGTGCTGCGCCAGAGCGTATCAACGGCATTTGAGCGCGGCGGTGCTGAACAGAGATTGCGCAACCTCACATCATCAACTGGTGAGTTCAACGCTGCGATTGCATCCGCAACTGGAGCATCGGCCAAGTTCGGCATTTCGCAGACAGAGGCCACGGTAGCATTGGCCGATGTCTATGGCCGACTAAAAGGTGTTGGCTTTGGCCTCAAAGAGACTACCCAGATCTACGAGGGATTTAATGTAGCCGCCAAGCAGTCTGGGATCAGCGGCGCCGATGCTGCCGGTGTTTTCTTCCAGCTCAGCCAGGCCCTAGGCAAAGGCAAATTGAACGGTGATGAGTTTGTCAGTGTTTCTGAGCGCATGCCTCAGCTGCTTGATCTGATCGCTCAATCAACAGGCCGCTCGCGTGGTGAATTGCAGCAGATGGCCCAGCAGGGCGAGATTACGAGTGATGTCCTTTATAGGGCATTGGCAACTGCAGCAGAGGGCTCAGGTGACTTGAATGCAAAGTTGACAGAACAGCAGCGCACCATGGGCAAGCTGGCCCAGGTTAC